CGCCATTATTATTAATACTAGATGTGGAAGGCTAGTGTTTAAAAAACACTATTTACCACATCGATATACCCTACGCTAACTAAGAACTATAGAATACATCTTTTTGTATTTTTGAGATTTTATAATACACACTATGTTTTCACACGTATATGACTCTAAGACTATAACATATAGAATAAAAAGCCTTATTTTAAAAATTTTTAATTTTTCCCAAGACCACACCTAAATGGTGGTATCTTAGGTTGAATCTAAATTTAAAAGATTCATTTAATATTGTTATCAAACTCTGTTTCTTCTGAGCAGAATTTGATGTAAGTTTTCTGTATTGTTTGATTAACAAAGACAGCATATAGTCGTCATCGACGTCAAAAGATATTTCGACATCGGTGTTGTACCCAAATTTGTACTTATTCTTAAAGTGCTCGGACAGAGCCCAATAAAGATTAGTATTGTTTTTAACTATGTAATTGGTAAAAACTTCATCAATTACTATATTGTCTATCACCCCCCGTTTATATTGAATTAAAAATTCAAATATAATTATTATTTCCTGCATGAGATCGTTAAGATCATTTGAACAGATTGTTGGAAAGAACCTCTCCTTATTATTAAAGATTTCCTCCTCAGAATACCCACAGTCTCTTAAAGTTTTAAAGATCTTTGAGTTTCTGGCGTACAAATTGACATTAAAAGTGTCCGTGCGACAAATATTGATAATTGTGCTGCAATAAAGGACCACTTCTTCCATCTCATTCAAATTATGATTCTGATGGTCGCACAACATGTTCAATATTAAATTGACATTGAAGGCCACCCTCTCATTGTAAGTTTGAGGGTAGTTTTCAACTGCCTGCTCATTGAAAGGGAAGTCGTTAATCATCTTTCTTTTCGTAAAAGTCACGAAATCTGATTCACATTGACTATTGTACGTTTGTGCTTGTTACGAAGGTTAGAATACATACTCACGCTTGTAATCGCAAGTTGCTCTCCCTCAGTAAGTTGTAGATTCTTCAGATCTAAGAAATCGCACGCCATATAAGCATACTCCGGTTTTAAACCTCGTCTAATTGCTTGATTAAACGGCCACTCTAAACGTTTACTCCTAAGTAAGCTAAGAATTTTCTCACTCCTGTTTCTCATGAGTATTCTCTCAACGTTGCAAGGCGTTTTAGCCATCGAATTCAGCAATCTGGAGTGAGAACTTTTCAAAAATTTTGAGATATTCCCATCCCTAGTCTTCCAGAATAGAGCACTCGAAGAATCTCCCATTGAATTCTTGCTCGTGCAGAAAGACACCGCCATCTGAAAAATCAACAGTTCAACATCTTCGGGTGGAACTCCGACATCAACATAAAACTTTTTCGCTCTGTTGAAGATTTCCTCATCTCTCTTCTGACTCAAGATGGATGTTGAACTTCTTACGAAATTCTTAGACAATGAAGGCTCCACAGGTAAGATACTGTTGGAATTACTACTACTACTAGTGGTCTTACCGTCTTCCTCTATAATCTCGGTTACTTCGACAACTTTCGAGTTGTCGTCAAAAATATCCTTAACAGACTTGATTTGGTACACATCTATTTTCGATTTCCTTGTATCATGTTTCAAATAGATCTTCGTACCTGTCTCTTTAAAGATTTTTAGTTGGTGATTCTGATGTTTATCATCTACAATCACCTTATCCAAACTACCTAATCCAGTTATACTCTTAACAGGAAGATGTTTGTACGACTTTATCATGCTCGATCTCAATTGAAGTTCAATGTTGAACGACAATTGAAACGTTGATATTTTTAATCTAACCGATCTGAAAATTCTATTATTGATTCTTAAATCTATAACATCATTCTCTTTCAAAGATAGACCGAATGTTATCGAATTTTCTTCATTTCCCCCCGGACTCTCGTCCACATACTTAAAACTATCTTCTAAGTATGCCCCTTTGTTGTGCTTGTTGTAATGTATTCTCACTCGATTATCTGCGGAATTCAAATCTCTTTCCACAGACAGACTTATCCTCGCAAGATTGTCTCCATACGAAAGTCTCACAATCTGCTTTAGAAAGTCAGATTTGAAGAATCTGAACTTACATGAAACATCGCAAGATTTAAATGAAGTCTTACAGACATCATAATCTTCAGATAAGATTACATATGGATCCACTGAATCTTCAACGGTTCCATTGACTATATCTGGTAATTCGTCTGGTATGACCTCCTTGATGACAGATATGTTCAGTTTGTTCACATCAAAACCATCCTGAAGTCTGACAACTCCTATCTCCTTCATTATTATTGAAGTCCTGCCATTATCTAGGAGCAACATGCATCTCTTACTATGATCTGTGTGATTTAAAGTGTTAACCCTTAAATCTTTCAGATAATCGCTCACTTCCAACCTATTACAAGTGAGTGATTTTGTTTTGTCGATATCGAGATCATTTATCGGAAACACAATAACGGCTTCGATACTGATAATACTACTCACACCTGTTATACTGTAACATTTCCAGTCGTTTACACTGACTGAATATTCAGACTGAGACTTTGCGATCTTGTACTTTATGGAAGCACCAGGATAATTTCTTCTAGGAGCAACATGTATCTGATACTTGACACTTGGATCTACATTACCGACATTCTGTATCGAATGTAAGGTAGAATCACGAAGAGATAAAGTGTAAAGAATGGAACCATTTTGAGTGTTGAACTTCACATAGAAAGAACTCTTCAATGGTGGTAAGACCTTGTGATATTGAAAGTTGAAATCTAAGGAAGTCAAGGTTTCCACTTTAAAGTCAAGCGTTTGGTAGTAGTATGCGTTAACATCTCTTAATTCTAGATCTCTAGATTCTATACTAGAGTCGTTATCATCAGTACTAAGTTCATACGTTTCCTGCGATTTGTGAGACATTATATATCTGTTTACGCTGTTGTTTTCCTTTAGTAGCTACACCTCTCTGCAAATAATTAGCTGCTAAATCATCGTCTGATATATTAGTCAAAGCACCGTTAGTGAAATCTGAAGTAGCATCCCAAAATTGAGATGTCGTTCCATGCTTAGCTGCTAAGTGCCCATCACTCTTAATCTTACCTGTAGCCTTCACAACTTCCACTTGTCCCTCTATACCTCTAAGATATTGTCTTAAAGGATTGGCAACGTCCGTGAAGTTTCCTTTCAAATAGTCCAGGAATCCGGCAGTTTTCCAAGTGTATACAGTCTCTCCAACTTTGAAGGTGTTCGTAAGGTGTTTCAGCCTACTATTCTTCGTGGATGTAGATTGATTTAGACTTGCCTGAACCATAGATATGAAGAAACCCATAAAAGTGGCCTCGGTTGGTTCAGCACCAGTGATGATGGCACAATATTTCTTCATGCAACTCTCAAATTTCTTCTTATTTTCTTGATTCAGAACATCACCGCGATCAGCTACAACAGAAATTTCAGCCAATTTAGTTGGATCCATATGATCTTGACCTACTATATCATCTCTCGGTTTCAAACCACCCACTAGACCGTCTACACTAAAAGTATTGCTACTAGAAGCCCTAGTACCAGTGTCGACCTTAGGAGGAACGATCTGTTCGATAACATTCTCCCGTTGATTGGATTGCTGAGATTGATCTACGCTCGGTGGAAGAGTCTCAGGCATATTTATTATTCAAGTTAATATCTCTTATAAACTTAAGACAAATTAAGAAATCTTTTAAATCTTCAAATTTTAATGGGATTTCTCTTCGCGTCGCACTGAAATCTAAAAAGTGACTGTTGATTATATCTAACAGCACGTCGGCAGTGGGCGGTAAATCATTGCCAAATCTAGATACTAACATGAAGAAGGAGTTAACCCTCTCTGCACCAATTTGATTCATCAACTGCGTAATATCCATTGCTCACACTCTATTTCGTCTTGTTCTGACCTGTTTGATCTAGACTCGGTCATCAAACGCAATGTACGAAAGGACTCAACCTCTTCTTGACTCATGTCCTGTAATGGAATTGCCTTGAAGAAATCGAATCTCATGTATGGCAATATTCCAGGAACGTATGAAAAGAGGCCTGGCGAAAAATTTTTAACTCTGAAAAGTTTCATCGCTCTAGCCGCTCTGTTATTTGCCCACATCCTGATAATATTACATCCTGATAAATCTTTGAAATTACTACAAACTTTATTAGTGACTGACGACCAAAGATCACACATTCTAAAACTCACGGTCTGATCCTTGATTGTAAAACTCACTACAGTAGGTAGTTTCAGTCTTTTCAAGTTAGTGGTGTATTTACCAAAGATCATTAACAAACTGTCTTGAATTACGTCGAAGGACACGTTCACTTTCGATTCAAAAAATTTTGAAATACATTCGCAAGCATACTTGTCAGCTTCGTCTGGTAGTGTGTTAGAGTTACTCAAACATAGGTAGTCACCACTCATAATGACGTAATCACTCGCTAACTTCATGTCTGATACGACCTCACTCACATCTGATTTCGGTAGATTTACGAAAAGTTTACTCTCGTTTAACACAACCGACAACTGAAAGACGTCCTTCAAGAACTTCTGAAAAGGTTTACTCAGAGTCATCACAGCATTATAGTTGTCCTGAAAACCTCTAGAATGTTCAGTCAAGCCTGAAAAATCAGACATGAATTTAGCAATCACGAGAGGATTATCAGCAATCAAGGTAAGATCTCCCCTAGAGATTAAAGAATCTAGAAAGGCTTTAAAGATCTTCCTATTCACTAAGATTTTCGCCATACCAGCCTGTGAGTTATTCAACTCAAGATATTTCTTAAACACGCTAACACACTCCAAAAATAGCTTATTCATTGTGAGACCTTCTGTAATAGCAACATCTCTTTCGGAGGATTTGATATCGAAACCTCTTACAGATCCATCTTCAAGCGACTTCACATCTATCAATGTCCCCAATGAATTGCAGATCCTATACAGAGTCGATAGTCTGACGGCACTCTCTCCCACATAGTGCTTGGCGATATCTTCCTCAGAGTAAGTACATCCCATATCGCGGTTGACATTCAAGAAGTCGTTGATGTCACCCGTGGTAAAAGGTTTGTATCTGAGCGCACTGCCTTTCCAATCTAAATTCGAGAAAATGTTCTCTGGGCGGAATGAGCTCTTACTCATGAGATCTGGCTCAATCTTATACATGTAAATGACTGGTAACTTAAGTAATTCCAAGTCATTGGAATCATTGATAAGCAACTTATCCCCATTGGCTTTGTAATTACTAGTATAGACAAAATCTCTACCACCAGCTCTCGTTCTATATAAGGATGCATTTTCAGTTTTAAAATTTTTTATCAGATAATCATACAATTTCTTCCTCTTATCCTCTATATCTCCTCTTTTAAAGGCAAAAGATAAAAAATCCTTGACCTTATCAGAAGTTAGAAAGTCTACCATCTCTCTCGCAAATAGGGAAAAACCACCAAAAGATCGAGAAGTAAGGATTGATCGGATGATGTAACAGTGAAAATCTCCCCTTCAAAATTTTTATTATCAGATAGATAATAGATGGTAACACCTATGTCGTTAGTAAAGAAAAACTGAACTAACATAACATAGACTCAAAGAAAGTTTTTATTCAAAAGTTGCAGACTCGTAAATAACTCTCTTAAACTTCCGACTTCCTGCACCGCTTTCTCAAAGACAGATGGAGTTTTTAAATACTTCAACAACCGTGAAAGTTCAGGTCTGTAGTATACGAGAATAGAAATCAGCGTGGCTGCCTCATCGACATTAGATAACTGAGTCAAGTTTAGATTCAACTTGTCTATACTCTCCGTCAAGGTGAAGGTGTTCGGAAGGAGTTTCTCAACACCAGTCTTTTCATTCTTTATGTATATCTCTAGGATACCATCTATATTATACTTATAAGAGACTTGAATGGTCTCCCCAACCTGTGCATAATCCTGTGTAGCCATACTCGCACTCATGAGCCAGTCGTTGTTGAGTACAAACAAATCTGAGCCCTCGTAGACATTGATCGAGGTGGAATAGTGTCTACTAATCTCTCTAGATTCAGTCTTAGTGTAAGGTATCGACATGGGTTTCCTGACAATTATCCTAGGATTACCAAACAGACCTAAGTCCATGAGAGGGTGAGAATTGCAATCTATGTAAACCATGGACCCTGAATCTTCTTGAGCATGCTGCATGGAGCAACCAAAAGACACCGAGTTTCTCAGATCTTTATCAATAATGACACTCAGACCCCTCGACTTGGCATAATCGGAAACGTCACTCTGCACCTTCTTTAAGAGGGAAGAACCACCAACAAGAAAAATAGCGCCGGTTGAAATATTGCGCCTCCTAATCAAATTATCTAAAATCTTTATGCTCCTAACACTATAAGGGCTGACGCAAGCAGCCAAGTCATCAGGCGTGAAACTAACCGTGACTATCTTATTATCCACATCCATGGCATTGAAGTTCGACTTACCTAAGATGTTACATTCCTCCTTGATTGAGGCAAGGAAGTCGGAAGTCAACGGTTTTGACAAAGAATTGGACCGCATAATATAATTAGATATCTCGTTATCTATATCTCTACCACCAAGAAACGAGTCTCCTTCAGTGTCAGTCACAGTCACATAGACACCATCTCTAGTGATTAGTGAAGTGTCAAAAGTACCTCCCCCAAAGTCATACATAATGGAAAAATTATGATTAGGGTACTTAGAGACGGAGTATATAGCAGCAGCGGATGGTTCATTTATGATCCTGCGAAGTGAGAAACCCAATGAGTTACACACCGATCGCATAAACATTCTCTGCTTACATTTGTAATCAGCCGGAACTGACACATTGAGACTGGTTATTTTCAAATTATCTGTTTTTGAAAAGAATCTTACCATAGTATCAATGAATAAAAGAATCAGTTGTTTAACTGTATATGTACAAGAAAAACCTCTATCTACACCTGTTATGTACACATCGTTACCTCTAAGCTCGGTAACATACTGAGGTCTAATCTTCCTCTTAAGGACCTCATAGTTCGTCCTGTCCACTCCAACCCATCTTTTCAAATCATAGAAGTAACAGGTTTTAACCTCGCTTCTATCAATGACTTGAGCAGCTCCTCCTATAATCACGTCACCACTATCTGATATGGATAGACAAGTCGGGATGTATGGTGAGTTATTTAAAAGTAGGACTCTCATAACACCACCAGTAAAGGTGCTGATGGTGCTGAAAGTAGTACCAAAATCAAGACCAGCCTTAGCTTCGGTCATTATTGAAAAACAAAAAAAGAACGAAACTAAAGAAAAAGGGAAACTTAATCCGTAGAAAACCTACCGCTACGAACTACGTAACCACTCTTAGACTGACAGGGAAAGAAAATAAAAACTACTAAAAGGAGAAGTAAGTAGAAAAACCAAAACATGAAAGAAACAATCCTAAAGAGACTCAAACAACAGAAAGAGAGAGAAGTGTGAGAAAGGAAAGAAAACAAAACAAAAGAAAGTGAACACCAAGGGTGAAACACTCCAGAAGGGTCGAGAGGAAACTAGGAGACAGACTAAAGAAAGACGCATAGAAGGCCTAAGGGGGGCTATATGACTCACGAGCAATCCTCCCAAAGAGGGACCTTGGCTAGTTGTTGAGCCCTACAACTAGCTTTATAATTTGGCACCACACCTGCAATTTGACTGTAAAAGTCGATTATTGCGAATCATTTTAGATTACTGGCAGGTTTGATTTATTTTTGTTTTTGGTTTTTGGGGAAGGGGGGGAGAAGACCTCGGAAACCTGCTACAAATAATTGCAGAAGGTTAGGTCGTCCGAGGGGAGTGTGATGTGGACGCCATAGACGCCAACATCGGGGGGGTGAAACTGAGTGGACGGCAACAGCCTTGACCCAATCTGGAAAATACACAACCCGAATATTTTC